CTTACATTATCAGAATAATGGGCGAGATCGGGTTTCGTCCCGCTCCATGCAAGTACAGCATACTGTGCCATAAATTCGATATCTACGATACCACCTGCGTCCTGTTTTAAATGAAAAATACCATGTTTTTTTTGTTCAGAAGACGAACCTAAGTGGTCTTTCATTTTCTGACGCATTTTCAACACTTCTTCACGAACATAAGCTTCATCTCTAGATTGAGTCAATATCTCGCGGCGAAATATTTCAAATTTTTGGCAAAGCGTTTCATCACCTGCTATAGAGCGTGCTCGAACGAGTGCCTGATGCTCCCAAAGCCATGCACTTTTCAACTGATAGTGTTCATAGGCTTTCAGACTGGTCACTAATAAACCAGCTTCACCTGAGGGTCTTAAGCGTGTATCAATTTCATAGACGCGGCCATCAAGCGTTTGAGTGGTCATGAGTGACATAAACTTTTGAGCAACACGCATAGCAAACTCAAAGCCAGTAATCGCCTTGGTTCCATCAGTGTCGGCTTGTTCATCAAGATAGTGAATAAAGACAAGGTCCAAGTCAGAACCATAGCCCAGTTCAATGCCACCCACTTTGCCATACCCAATAACAGCAAAGGCTTTATAGTCAAGAGAGCAACGTTTTCCCTCAACATCCTTTGGGTAACCATGACGTTTTGCTACGGTCTGATAAGCTAAATGGAGAGTTGCATTAACACTCACTTCAGCGATATCCGTTAATGCATCGGACACCTTCATAAGAGGGCTTTCAGCTAATACATCACTTGCAGCGACCGTGAGCACATTACTCTTTTTAAACAAGCGAAGTACTCGCATTTGGTCTTCAACTTGATCAATTTCGATGCGAAGTAATTGCTGACGTAATGAATCTTCCAAGTCCTTACGTTTTGGTAACTCAAAGTCCATCGATAAGAACTCATCCAACAGTACCGGATATTGCGTTAGCTCTTCACAAATCCACGGGCTCACCGTCGCCATTTTCACTAAGCGTTGCAATGCCCCTTTACTTTCAATCAACATCACCAAATACACGGTTCGACGCATCACCGATTCAATGAGCGGCATTAAACGTAATAATGCAGTTTGTGGTTGATCTGACTGTAAGATCGCTTCAATCAAATGAGGCCAGAAAGTTTTTAAACGCTGCACAGCATTTGAAGGAAGTTTTTTAAGTGCATGCCCATGCCAAAATTCATGAATCAAATTTTTCGCATTATCATCCAGCACTTCATCTAGCTGTTGTTCTAACTGCCCAAAATTTTCAGTTGCAGCATTAGAGCTAGTATCTTCAATCAGCTGTTTAAATTGAACTTTTACTTTTTGGCGTTTCTCGTTAAGAACATCAATAAATTCATTCCAACTCGTAAAACCCAAGGTATCGATAATGCGTTGTCTTAGGTCAACTTCTTCGGGTAATAATTGCGTTTGCTGATCGTTAAGAGCCTGAATTGCATGTTCAACACGGCGTAAAAACAGGTAAGCATCTTCAAGCTCTAATACAGCCTGTTTTTCTAACAAACCTGCCTCACCAATATGCTCTAGACTGACCAAACACTGGCGGTCTTGTAACTCACGTTTAGACCCGCCGTAAATCAGCTGAAATACCTGAACAATAAACTCAATTTCGCGTATACCGCCTGCTCCGAGTTTAATATCATCCTCAATATGGCGACGTAAAACTTCGCGTTCAATCATCGCTTTCATATCACGCATGGCAGCAAAAGCGGTGTAATCGACATAACGGCGGAATACAAAAGGACGTGTCATTTCTAATAAGTCTTGCCCTTCTTTACCCCCAGTGACAACGCGTGCCTTAATCCATGCATAACGTTCCCATTCACGACCATGCTGACTTAAATATTTTTCTAAAGCTGCATGACTAATCGCTAATGCCGAGCCATCCCCCCAAGGCCGTAAGCGCATGTCTACTCGAAACACAAAACCATCTGCGGTGATATGTTCGAGTAAATAAATAAGTTTTTGTCCCCACAAAATACAGAACTGCTGTACATCAATACATTTGCGACCATTGGTTTCGCCTTGCTCATTAAAGGCAAAAATCAGGTCAATATCACTTGATAGATTTAATTCCTGTGCCCCAAGCTTACCCATGGCAACCACAATCAAATCTTGAACTTTACCTGAATAACTTAAGGGTTCGCCGTGTTTAGCCACAAGTGCAACACGAGCAAAAGCCTTTGCTGCACAAATACTTGCATCGGCAAAGTCTGAAAGTTCACGAGTGAGTGTCACAACATCGGTAAGCTGATTGGCATCTTGCCAAATCCAGCGAAACATTAAACGACTGCGTAATATACGAAGCGCACGCATCCAAGTTGTTTCATCGGCAATGCATTCAAGCGTGGTGTCTACAAGCTGGTAAATTTGTTCTGTTGAGAGCGGTGCAGCAAATTGATCTATTTGATAATCTTGTTCTAAAACAGCCTGATGTAACCCTAAAACTTGTTCAGCATATTGGCTGGCACGCAATGTTTTTTGTAACTGCTCCGCATTCATATAAAAAAGCTCTTTTCCTCAGACTCTCTTTTTAGTTATAGCAGTTCACGTAGTAATAGGAAAAGGGATTAAACCAATTTTGCTTCAGATGAATCATGATGCTCAATAAGCGTCTCATGACTTTCTTGAGCTGAAGGTAATAAAACTTTAAATGTTGTTCCTACACCTTCTTTGGAACTCACACTAATTTGCCCCTGATTAATCTCAATAAAACGCTTACAGAGACTCAATCCTAAACCCGCACCTTTTTCCCCTGCAGTTCCTTTAAAGCTGGCTGTAATGCGTGGGTGAAATAAATTTGCCATTTGTTGTTCGGTCATGCCAAGACCTGTATCACGTACAGTGATTTCGACATTTGTGCCCGCTTGCTTAGCCTCAATGAATACTTTGCCAGAACCATCAACATCAGTAAATTTCAATGCATTTGAGACCAAGTTTTGGATCACCGAAGTCATCATATTGATATCGGCATAGATTTTTAAATCTTCGGAAACCGCATTTACCAATTCAATATTTTTCTTTAAAGCCAACGTATGCAGCACATCACAGACAATATTGCTCACTTGTCTAAGTTTAAAATTAATAGGGTGATAAACAAAACGCCCACCCTCTGCCATCGCCCATGTCAGCAAACTTTCTAGTAAGTTATAGGTCGATTGAGAAGTGTCATATAAATAGTCGGCAATATTTTGAATACTCGATTCATCCAGTGTTTCACGCTCTTTAGCCAACACTTCGGAGAAACCTAACAAGCCATGAAATGGTGCCCGCAAATCATGTGAAATAATAGAAAAGAACTTTGTTTTACTCGAATTAAGGGCGACTTGTTGCTCATAGAGTTCATTTAATTCTTCATAATTAAATTTCAACTCGATTTGTTGCATAAAACTAGAACAGTAATCGAGCAACAACTGAATTTGATCATTTTCAAAAGTGGTTTCACCGTCATCAAAGAAAACGGCAAACCCCATAGAAGTCTGGTCAGGCTGCACCAAATGGACAGCTAAGGCACGACCACACTCAATATTTAGCTCTTTTAAATAGTTGATTAAATTTTGATAAGAAGGATGATCGTGATGAATTACCTGTTGTTTAGCAAAACATTGTTTTAAGTGTCTTGAAGGTTTAAATGAAATAGCAGTCATGCCTTCAGGACAATGATGCCAGAAATAAGGTTCCTGATTAAAAGTGAGCAAAGCTTTTTGACACTTCAACAGGCGAACACTAAACCGGAAAAATTGCTCAATGTAGTTCTGCTCGGCATTTAATCCAAGTAATAGTGAAATTCTACAAGCACTTAATTGCTCGACCTGATGTAGTTCTAATCGCTGTGTCATGCCCGCCTCACAGATTTTGTCGTTGTTAGTCGGAACCGCTCTTTGAGAAATGTACTTATAATCATTATGATCTAATACAAACTTTAACACAGTACATTAAAAGAGCAACTTTCTTTTCGAAATAGAAATGTGAAGTTTCAATTAAAGGTTTTCAGATACATAAAGTGGGTATGCTTTAGAAAAATACAACAATTATTTGAAGGTGAGGAGTTGTAAGTAATAAGAAATAGAGATTCAAAAAAAGGAAAATTACCTTAAATCTTCTTATAAGTATTACCGCTTAGCTTCGACTTAAATTGTAGCTTTAATAAATGCATTTCATATTTAAATAAAGTCTTCTTAAATTAAAAAAATCTTTAAGTTCTAAATGTATAAAAGATTCAAACCCAACCGTCAGAACTAAAGTAAGTAGTTCACAATTTCTTGAAGTCTATGAACTTTTTTATCCAACAAAAAACCCCTAAGCCGTTAGCTTAGGGGTTTTTGTAGAATCATAAGATTCTGAATCTTGGTCCCGAGGGTCGGAACCAAAGTAATCTGTTAAATCAATAGAATGAATAAGAACAGGTGGAAAAAAGGTGGAAGAAGTACGTTTTATGGTGATTTTTATCCGAGTTATAACTACAATGAAAGTTAGGGCAAAAACTGATAATTTAAAAAATATGCGTGGGTATCGGAAAAGAGTAACAAAGGTAATTGACTAACAAAATGTATATTTAACCTTATGTTTTATATAGTTAAATACAATATTATGAAAAGGTAATTTAGTGGTAATCAAAGAGTAATTAGTTACCTTAAAAAAAGGTAATCAATGTTTACCTTTTATGCTATTGATTTGGAACAATTTATTTAAAAAATAAAGATTGTGATTACTTCATATTACCTCATACAGGTAACCAAAATTTAATACTTAAAATCAAATAGTTACAATTAAAAATAAGAATAATTTTCTCTTATTTACCTTTTTTGAGATTTTTTTAATTTGTTTTTATAAGCCCTGTTTTGGGATATGACTTTTCAATGATTTTCCTTCTGTAGAAATTTGAGGAAACCGTGTAGAAAAATGCAGAATCAATTTTGTGGTGTTTTGATCTAAGGTAAGCCCTATCTACAGCCGTTTTACCCACAAATGTGGGTGGCTAAATTTTTGTAGAGTATTCGACATATTTACTGCCCAGGTGTGGTGGGGGGACAACCGCCCGCCACTAGGTCAATTTTGTGTTTTTAGAATTTTTTAGGCAAAAAAATACCCTCCTGATGGAGGGTTAATATTTTCATGATGATCAGGACGGTTTAGGTTCGTCCTGCCCTTTGTAGTTCACTTCACCATAGGTCTTGAAACGGATAATCATTTCTCCAGCCCATTCATTGATTGTATTAGCAATACGTGCTTGCTCAGGAACAATTTCGTTATACCAAAATGCTTCTCTTGCTTCACTAATTGAACCAAATCCGCCAGCATTGGAGGGAATAATACCGAGCAGTTGTGGAGGTGTCCGAAATGATGCAAGGATATCATCACGTGTTATAGATTTAATATGCGTAAATTCATCTTTGGCTGCAAGTTCACTAATAGGGATTAATTGCAATCCATCTTTTTTTCCACCTGGAGCATGAAGGAATAAATTTCTGAAGTTACCCGGGCCACGTGAATCTTTCATTGCCTGTTTAATACCTTCCACATCTTCATCATCAATTTGAGAATCTGTCATATATAAAATGAAACCAGCATGTGAACCATTATTATAATATTTTCGACGGAATAGCGTTGCGGATTCATTAAGCCAAGCTGATTGCAAGGCTGACATATATTCAGGTACACCATAGATTTCCTGATTAATGTCTGTTGTTTTTACACAGCAAACACTTCCTTGAGCAAACTCATGTTCCTGATATCCTTCTGTCAACATTAAATATTTATTTGGTTCCTTCATGCGTCGTACGTATTTGCCCATTAACCCTTTGAACTGCATAGGTTCATTAAGTCTGTTATCAATACGCTGAAGATAACCATTACCAAAAACTAAATTATCTAAAATCATTCGTTCAAAATTAGCTGAACTTAATAACCGATGTGATCTAAATGCTGAAACCAATTGATTCTTTTTATAGATGATTGCAGTAGAAAGATAGGGAGTAGCAGCAAACGATTTGGCCAATCCATTCAAACTAACAGGTGGTTCATAGTAGTTGCCATTTAACCAAGTCTCATAATATTGAGATAGGTCATGTTTATTGAGAACCGGCTCAGGATCTCCAAAAGTAAAAGCCTGGACTTTACTGTCAGACATTTAATAAATCTCCATAGTGGATTTTTTAGAACTTCCGTCGTTATCAAGTGACAACGGCTCATTAAAGAATGCATGGAAAATTGCAAAAGCCAGATCCGCATGACCAATGTTTTCAGCTCGTGAAGCCTCAAATGTCATTTGTTTCTGGGAAGCTGTGAGAGTTTTTTTAATTGCCATTAATGATTGGGCAACTTCAGTTGCACCAGCATCGAATTCGAATCGCCCTTTGTTAAGAACGTCCATTCCTTTCATGACTAATTGCGTTTTGACATCAACTGAATATGTGAAGGTAGTTAGGTTAGGGAAAAACTCTTGAACCAATTGAGCAATACCTGTCCCCATGCCAGATTTATCCATACCGATGTAAGCTACTCGATATTTTTGACAGATCTTTTTAATAAATGCAGCTTGGCTGGCAAAATCCATTCCTTTGAATTGATGGTGTTCAAGTAACCGGAATTTGTTATAACCAGGTTCAGGTGGTGCAACCACAACAAGGCCAGCACTATCCCCAGATTCTGCTGGATCATAACCAACCCAAACAGGCTTATTTCCAAAAGGTCTTGTTGCTAGTGGCTTGAAATCCTTCGTCCACAACTCCCATGAATCAACCATACATGGTTGGATGATGCTAAGTGGAAATACACTCTGGCCATCATCAACAAACTCACACATATATAAGTTGGCAAATTCATCTGCACTATTTTCAGCAATCAGTTCTTCAATATCAAAAAGGTTACAACCTTGTCTTTCTGCATCATAAATATTGACGATATGACGCCACATTTGGTCATTGCAGAGAGCACCATTTCTTAAAGCATCATGGCTGGTATCAATCTCAACTTGTTTATCTTTAGAACGCCCTTTGTTAAACGCCTCACCAGTCCAGAATTTATAAGCTTCATGTGATTTACTGGATGGTGTAGAAAAATAGGTCTTTTTATACTGTTTCTGGGCTGCCATAGCTGAAGCCACTTTTTTAAGTGTGGCAAAACCATGTACCCAGAAGAACTCATCAAAATACAAATCGCCATGATAACTTTGAGCAGTCTTAGCGTTTGTGCTAAGGAATATGAGCTGAACAGTTTCATTTGTAGGCAAAGTGATGGTAATTGGATCCCCTTGTAGATCCACACCAATTGATTGAAGAACAAAGTCTTTAATATAAGTTTTAAAGCCGTGTGCCTGGGCTTTTGACGCTGAAAGGAAAATCTGATTTCGACCAGTTGTTACTGCTTTAATTAATGCTTCGCGTGCAAAATAAAATGTCGCACCAATCTGACGTGATTTTAATAATGCTCTGTTTCGTTGCTCACGAGCACGGTACCAAACCTTTTGGTACTCAAATAAGCCATCGTCAAAGTCTTCAAGTAATTTATCAATTTGTTCTTCTGTAAGAACATTTTTAGCAGACGGTTTACGTGGTCCAGCTGTTCTATTTTTTAAATTAGGATTTAGATCTGCTTCATTTCCACCATTGTTATATTTATTAATTTTGGCCATGCGCTCCAGTTGGCGCATAAGCAAATCAATCTCTTTAAAATCATTTGGTGTTTTCTTTTCAAGAATAATTAGCTTAACTAATTGTGCTTCTAATGCCTGGGCAACACGACCTTCCGGAGCTTGTTTTTCCCATTCATCTCTGGCCTTCCAAGCATGAACATTTTTATCATTTTCATTTAAGTATTCTGCAATTGAGCTGATTCGCCACCCCATCCAGTATAAAAACTTTGCTAAGAGGCGGTTATCAAAAGAAAGTGGTGGATTTTCAGATTTAGTATTCATTGGCTCATTAAGCCAATTTCAAACTATTGATTCATTTAGGTGGGATTGTGAAAACTGTTTTCACAAGTGGGTTTTATTGATTCTTTTTCGTGTAATTCCGATTCTGCTTACTACGTAAATTATGAATTTTTAAATATAAGCAGGATTCACCACTCATGAGTAAGAAATCCAAGTTTTATCGAGTTGCAGTGGCTGGAGCAACTACTGATGGTCGCGTTATTGAACCTGAATGGATTCAACAAATGGCGAAAAACTATAGCCAGGATACTTATACAGCACTAGCTAATATTGAGCATTTACGGGGTCTTCTCCCTGACACTCCCTTCGGTAATTATGCAAAAGTTATTGGTGTAAAAGCCCAGGAAGATGTTGTTAATGGTCAAAAGAAATGGGCTTTATATGTTCAATTGGAAGCTTTTGACAACCTGATTGAATTGCATAATAAAAAGCAGAAACTGTTCAACTCAATTGAAGTCAATCCAAACTTTGCTGATACCAATGAAGCGTATTTAGTTGGTCTTGCATTTACCGACACCCCAGCATCATTGGGAACACAAATTATGGAGTTTGCATCTAAAAATCCAGATGTAAATCCATTTACTTCTAAAAAGCAGCATAAAGATAATCTTTTCACTGCAGCTGAAGAAGTCTCTCTAGAGTTTGAAGATGAATCTCCTGTTTCAAATTTATTTTCAAAAGTTATTGACTGGCTAAACCCAAAACAAGAAGAACAAAGCCAAAAAACTAATGGCCAGTTCAATGAAATTGCGAAGTCTGTTGAAGAAATTGCCAAGACCTTCGGCAATACGCTTAAAGAGCTAAGTGATCTCAAAGAGAATCATTCAAAACTTCAAACTGAGTTCAAAGAACTTAAAACAAAATTAGGTCACGAGCCACATCCACAAACACCACCAGCTCCAGAAAGCAATGGTAGCTATTCAGAAAAAATTGAATTTTAAAAAGTGAGTGAAAAATGCGTAACGATACACGTATTAAATTTAATCACAGCCTAAAAAAATTGGCTGAAATTAATGGTGTTGAAACAGTAGAAAAACAATTTACTGTAGCTCCAGCACCAGAACAGAAACTTGAAGAAAAAATTCAAGCTTCCAGTGCATTTTTGCAAAAAATTAATATTACCCCAGTGACTAAACAATCAGGTCAAGCAATCGGGCTTTCTGTTAATAATACAATCGCTGGTCGTACAGACACTTCAGGTAGTGGAGAGCGTAAGCCTTCTGATCCAACAGGTTTAGGTGCAGATGACTATACTTGCAAACAAACCGATTTTGATGTTGCTTTACCTTATGAAAAATTGGATGCTTGGGCTGGTTTCCCAGATTTCCATGCTCGTTGGAATAGTGCAGTTGCTCAAGCTATTGCATTAGATCGAATCATGATCGGCTTCAATGGTACTTCTGCTGCTGCAACTACGGATCGTGTAGCCAACCCTAAATTACAAGATGTAAATATTGGCTGGTTAGAAAAAATCCGTACAAAAGCTCCAGATCGTCGAATGAATAACGTAACTATTGGTGCCACTGGTACTTATAAAAATCTTGATTCATTAGTAATTGATGCTGTTGCTGAGTTAATTGATGATGTCCACCAGGATGCAACAGATCTAGTTGTGATTTGTGGTCGTTCACTTTTAAACGATAAAAATTTCCCTATCGTAAACAACGCCGAAGACAATCAAAATACTTTAGCTGGTCAAATTTTAGTAGGTCAAAAACAAATTGGTGGTTTACCAGCTGTACGAGTTCCATCTTTTCCAGACAACACAATTTTAATTACGTCTTTAGATAATCTTTCTATTTATTATCAGAAAGATTCGAAGCGTCGTTACATTGTTGAAGAACCAAATAAAAATCGTGTTGCGGACTACCAATCTTCAAATGAAGCTTATGTAATTGAAGCTTTTGAAAAAGTTGCATTGGTTGAAGGCATCGCAATTCAATAAGAGGTGATTTATGTTGAGTCCAGCTCGACGACATCGCCTGCAGGCCTTGGCAGCTAAAGCAGCTGCTTTGGCTGAAAATGCTTTTGGTGATGTTCGTGAAGATGCCAGCGTGTATTTATTACAACTGGCGGAACTAAAAAACGACCAAAATTTGCTACGTGGTATTAAATCTGAAATTGAACGCGCAGAACACAAAGCCAAATTAATCCCTAAATATATGCCGTATGTGGAAGGTATTCTTTCTGTTGAAGAGCGCACTCCACATATGCGGGATGATATTGTCACGACGATTATGCTTTGGTGTTTTGATGCTGGCATGTTTGAAGAAGGTCTCCGCATTGCAGAATTTGCGCTGAAGTATGGCCTTGATATGCCAGATACCTTCAACCGAGATACAGCTTCCATTGTTGCTGAAGAAATCGGAAATGCAGCTAAAGCTGCCCATACAGAAGGTGAAGTTTTTGACATAGCTATTTTAGAAAAAGCAAATGCTCTTACCTCAACATTCAGTATGCATGATCAGATCCGGGCAAAACTGTATGTCGCTATGGGCCGGACTTATTTGCAAAAAGAGCTTTATGCCTTAGCTGTAACGTTTTTAAAACGTGCCATTAAACACAATGAAAATTGTGGTGGAAAACAAGAACTTCAGAAAGCAGAACGCTTACTGAAAAAACAATTAGAAGAAAACCCACCTCAGCCATTACTAAATGCTGATGGTTCACCTGTTGTTGATGATTTTGGCAATCAGGTATTTGAGGATATTTCTTCTTAACGAGTGCCAAGCACCCACCGAGGGGCAGATCTGAGCAAATACAAACATTCTTATGTTTTGTTTTTGGTTCAGCTCTCCACCCCTCACTAACTGAGAATAAAAATGTCTGGATTAATTGCAAACGGTACTTTTTCAAATCAAGACGTTGTAATCAATAGTGATCCGTTCTTTCCATCGGTATCAAGCAACCATATCCGTGAAGTTTTACGTTTAGATTCAAGTGTCACAAATCAACGTCTTATTTCAGCTATAGAAGCAGCTGTAATTCATGTCAATGAACAACTGGAAAGTTTACTCAGTAAAGCCCCAACATTAGTGGAAATTACAACTAAACAGGTCAATGGAAAATCTATTGCTGCTGTTTTGTATTTCCGGGCAATTTCTGCTGCAGCTGGTGCGGAACTTTGTGAACGTTATCGGTCTTATGACACCACAAATAATGGCAGTCAAAAAGCTGAAGAACTGACACCGACGATTGATGACTATAAACGTGATTTACGTTTTGCCATCCGTGATTTAAAAAAAGTTCGTCGTCTAAATGTGGAGTTAGTCTGATGCATAGCTATGTTCAAAATTCCCCAGCTGGAAAAGTTACAACTGTTGTTTTAGATAATTTCGAACTTAATAAAATCATTGTTGAAGCTGTAGCAAAAGAACTTGGTATTAGTCTTCAGGACACTATCCATTGTTTTCTTAATGAAAAATGTTTCGACACTTTAGATTTAAGTGAATATACAACTATTGCAGCATGCCTCCGATTCCTAGAAAGGGCTAATGCACATGACTAAAACAATTTATGCAATCCAATACGACACAGTTGACGCAATTTGTTGGCGCGAATATGGCCGTAGCACTGGTGTAGTTGAACGAGTATTGGAAGCAAATCCACATCTTTCGGAATTTGGTCCATTCATTCCAATGGGTACCAAAATCCAATTACCAGACATTCCTACTCCACAAAATAAAGTTCAAAGCATTCAGCTTTGGGATTGAGAGAATTTATGCCAGAACCAACAACTTCAACAGCAACCATTGCCACTCTAAGTGCAGTGTCATTGCTTCCATTTATTAATGGTAATGCGTTGCTAGGTGCAGTACTTGGGGCAGCATTTATTGCGACTTTTGAAAAAGATTTAAATGCTTACCAACGTATTCGCAATATGTTATTGGCCACTGGTATTGGTTATATCAGTGCACCACTAATTACAGAACATACATTATTAAAAGCTGATGCAGTGGCAGCCCTTATCACTTCAACACTTTGTTTATTCATATTAATCAAGGTTGTTGATTGGGTTAAAACTGCGAAGCTTTCCGACATTCTTAATATCTTTCGAGGTGGCAAGTCATGATCGAATTGTTATTTCAAACTGTTGCCGTTTTAGCTTATCTCATTTGCGGTTTTCGTATTGCAACCTTTAGTCATGGTGGAAATTTCCACCGTGGCTATTCATTCTTTGCAGCAACTTTGATTGCAGCTTTTTTAGGCCAATCGGTACATATCTTATTTTTTAAGGATCCAGTTACACTCTGGGATGCCATCTTTGCAATCCTACTTGCAGTACTCATCTGGCGAACAAAAGGTAATGTTGCCAAACTCATTTGGAGTACGACATGATTTTAAAATTTGGTTCAAAAGGTGATGCCGTAGCAACTCTTCAAAAGCAATTGGCTAAGATGGGTTACAAGGGTGTTAAAGGTAAACCACTTTCCATTGATGGTCATTTTGGAGAGAGTACTGAATTTGCAGTGATTCAACTCCAGCGTAAATTTGGCTTAGTAGTTGACGGTAAAGTCGGTGATAAAACTCGCCAAGCTTTAGCTGGTGATTCAGTAAGTAAACTCTTAAAAGATGAAGACTATAAAAAAGCTGCAATACGTTTAAAAGTTCCTGAATTAGTTATTCGAGTTTTTGGAGCTGTCGAAGGCCAAGGTGTCGGTTTTCTTCAAAATGGAAAGGCTAAAATCTTATTTGAACGCCATCGAATGTATTTTTATTTAAGCCAAACATTAGGTAAAACATTTGCTAATAATCAGGCAAAAGTAACACCAAATTTAGTCAATACATTAACGGGGGGCTACAAAGGTGATGCAGCTGAATATACCCGGTTAAGTATGGCCATAAATATTCATAAAGAATCTGCCCTGAAGTCTACTAGCTGGGGCCAGTTCCAAATTATGGGCGAAAATTGGAAGGATCTCGGCTATTCATCTGTTCAAGAATTTGTTGATCAACAGCAGATTAGCGAAGGTCACCAACTCGAAGCATTTATCCGTTTTATTGAGTGGAAGCCTGGCTTATTAGAAGCATTACAAAAACAAGATTGGCATACAGTCTTTACACTCTACAACGGCAAAAACTATAAGAAGCTTGGTTATCAAGCAAAATTCCAAAAAGAATGGGATCACCTTGAACCTATTTATGGGGGTAAAACTGCAGCATGAAAAAACCCCATGCTTTACGTGAATATTTGCTAAATGCGATTCCGGATCTACCACAGGATCCGGATCGCTTACTCATTTTTGCTAATGACGGTAAATTAATGAGTACTGCTGCAAATGGATATAGCTTTGAAATGGCCTATACGCTAGATATGATCATTACGGATTATGCTGGTGATGTAGATGTATTTGGTGTCGTCCTTTTCACATGGATTATGGACAACCAATCCGAACTCATGGCCAATCTAGATAAGGTAAAAGATGCCATTACTTTTGAAGCTGAACTCATTGATAACAGCAAATATGATCTGCACTTTAAAATTCCTTTAACTGAACGCGTCATTGTGAAAAAGAATGCTGAAGGGAAATTTGAGATCTCCTACCCGACTGAACCACAATATACTGAGTTTGGTCCACCTACCGATTTTGAATTAATAGATAAGGATGGATCTACGCTGGCAACATGGCGCACGGCAAATATTCAAGGACGTTCTTTAGATATGCCTTTCCCTGGTAAAAACCCATGAATAATATTCAGGATCTTGCCCTATATCTTCAACCCTTGTTGGACCGTTTGTCTGCAGGTGAAAGGGCAAAACTGGCTAAGAATATTGGAAGAGATCTACGAACAAGCCAACGCCAGCGTATTACAGCGCAACAAAATCCAGATGGATCAGCTTATACGGCAAGACGTACACGCTTACGTGACCAGAAAGGAAAAATAAAAAGAAAAATGTTTTCCCGGATTAAATCTAACACTCATCTAAAAGTACTAAGCAATAGTGAATCAATTGCCGTGGGTTTCATTGGTCGTGTCAGTCGAATTGCTAAGGTACACCAATATGGATTAAGAGATCGGGCAACTAGATCTGCTCCAGATACAGTTTATCCAAAACGTGAATTGCTAGGTTTTACAGATAAAGAGATTAATTTGGTTGAGTCCTCATTCATCAAGCATATCAATATTAAATAGCTCAACTTGTGAAAACCATTTTCACAAGTTCCAATTGCTGAAAACTAAAAAACTCTAACGCAAAGTGTTGGCATGAATGCTGACATCAATCGTCGTCTTGAAAATCTGATTCGGTTCGGAACAATCAAGACCGTAAATCCGTCTAAACCAATTCCCCTTGTCACTGTTGATCTTGACGATATTGTCACGCCTGAAATTCGCTTTTTTAATGCACGTTCTGGAGATGACTCAAATTGGGATCCACCCTCTTTAGATGAAGAAGTTATGGTGATTTCACCTTGCGGTGAGATTGGCCCAACTAGCGTGGTTTTTTATGGTCTTTATAACAATGAGCATCCCGCTCCTTCAGATGATTTAAACCAGAAAATCCGTGTATTTGCTGACGGTTGCATCATTGCTTATGACATTTCTGCTCATCAATTATCAGCCATTTTACCTTCAGGTGGCAAAGCAATTGTAACTGCTGATGGCGGTATAACCGTAAACGGGGACACAACCATCAATGGAAATCTTCAGATTAATGGCAGTACTGCCATGACAGGAAATAATACTGTCGGTGGTAGCCAGTTGGTGCAAGGAAGTAGCCATTCAACGGGTGCTTTTAGTACTGAAGCTGATGTTAAAGCTGGCTCAATTAGCTTGAAAGCACATAAACATCCTGGAGATAGCGGTGGGACAACTGGAGGGCCAATTCCATGATGTCACGTGAAAATGGCCGAGAGCTTGAAACTGAATTAGATCATATCCATCAATCTGTCCAGGACATTTTAACTACCCCCATTGGTACAAGAATCATGCGTCGAGAATATGGTTCTTTGATCTATCAATTGATCGACTCCCCTTTTGATGAAATCGCCACTCTGCAGCTATATGCAGCGACTGCAACTGCACTTTTACGTTGGGAAGACAGGATCATTCTCAATTCAGTTTCGTTAGTGACTAATGAAGAAGGTTCATATTTTCTAGATATGGATTGCAGTCTAGTCGATAGCAATAAACAGGCCTCTTTAAGTATCCCTCTTTCAATTGGATCTTCCTTATGAGTGTTGATTTTAATTCTTTACCAAAACCAAATTTTGTTGATGTGCTTGACTATGAAGACATCTTCAATGAACGTAAAGAATATTTCATTTCGCTTCATCCAGAGGATGAGCAAGAGCTTGTTCGTAAAACACTGAGCCGTGAAAGTGAACCGGTCACTAAGCTTTTGCAAGAAAATGCTTATCGAGAAATGATCTTACGGAATCAAATCAATGAAAAAGCACTGGCTACACAGCTTGCATTTGCAAAAGGAGATGATCTAGACGTTTGGGGCGCAAATTTTGATGTTAAACGTTTAGTGATTACACCTGCAGATGATTCAATCACACCACCCGCCCCAGCTGTTTATGAAGAAGATGAAGATTTTCGTTACCGCATCCAAAAGAAATTAGATGCATTAAGTACTGCTGGACCAGAATCAGCTTATGAATTTCACACGCTTTCTGCTGATAGTCGAGTCGCTGATGTTAAATGTAGTTCGCCAGCTCCAGCTCATGCACTTTTAACAATTCTACAGCGCGATACATCTAATAATGCTTCAACAGAAGAACTTAATAAAATTGTCTATGACTACGTTTCGGCAGATACCAAACGGCCAACTGGAGACCGAGTTTTAGTTCAATCAGCAGAAATAATTAACTACGAGATTGAAGCTGTATTAGTCACTAAAAATGTACCTGAGACAGAACCTGTTCTATCTGCAGCACAAGCTAATATTATTTCTTATACCAAAGAGCCGAAACGTATTGGCAAGGGTGTTTTTTTCTCCGATCTTTACTCTATTTTAAAAGTTTCTGGCGTTGAACGTGTTGAGCTTATTACTCCAACTTCTGAGATTCACCTTAATAGTTTTCAAGCAGCTTCGTGCACAGCAATTCGAATCAGTGTGAGAAATGAATAATGAATTTACTTCCTCCAAACACTACGGCTTTTGAAAAGAAAATTGTTGAAACCACTGCCAAAACAACAGAGCTAAATACAAATTTATCAAGCCTAATCCGAGTTGATGATGCTCCTTCAGATTTCTTATCTATTTTAGCTTGGCAGTTTTCTGTAGATCGTTGGCAAGATGATTGGCCAGATGATATTAAACGTGCACAAATCAAAAATTCAATCAAGGTTCATACCTATAAAGGTACTAACTTTGCTCTTCGATCAATTGTAGAAAGTTTTGGCTATTCATTAACTATTCATGAATGGTGGCAAGAAGCCCCAATGAATGCACCGGGAACATTCCAAATCACAATTGAAACAAATGGCCGTGCATTAACAGAAAAGACATCAAAAACCTTAGTTGAACTTCTTCACGATGCAAAACCCTTAACACGAGAACTAAAAGGTATCGAAATTAACGTAATTAGCATAGAGGGTGAAACTAATGTTGCTTGCGGATGTTATGGCGGAGATGACGTAACTATCTATCCAAAAGTTGATGATCCTAATTCTCTAATCTATCCCGTATTTGCTTTTTATGAGCATGATACTACCAGCATTTATCCAAAATAGAGCATAAAAATATGGCAGCACTATATCACTCACTTTTTACTGAAAAAGGCTTGGCATTACTTAGAGAATCGATTCAAAACGGAACCAAATTAGGTATTACACATATGTCATTTGGTGATGGTGGCGGTATGTTACCTACACCAGATGCAACATTTACTCATATGGTTAACGAAGTATATCGCGTTGCACTAAATAGGCTTGCACCCTCTAGAGAGAACCCAAACTGGTTAGAGGCAGATGGGGTAATCCCTTCAGCAGTTGGTGGATTTAATATTCGTGAGGTCGGCCTATGGGCAGGCAATGTCATGGTTGCATATGCAAACTATCCACCAACATATAAACCAAGTGGTGATCAAGGCACCGCCCAAATCAAATCTATTCGTATTGTATTGCAAATTGATAATACTGCTAACTTTGAATTAAAAATTGATGCCAGCATTGTTATGGCAACAATTCAATCAGTAGAAGATGCGAAACTAGAAGTTATTGATTTTGCGAATAAAACTAAAATCTCTATAGTTGAAAGTATTCATGAACTTTTAATGCAAGATGTATGGGAAGGAAAAACAATTTATGTTAAATCCTATCATTCTGGTTACAACAAGGGAGGAGGTAATTTTATTTATAACAGTTTAAGAAAATCTGAGAATGATGGAGGAAATTTATTAAATGGGTGGGTAAGACAGGTCTCAGAAAGCTACTTCAATGTACATAATTTTGGGGGTATTGGCGATGGCTCAGACAATGAATATGACCATGAAGCATTTGTAAAAATTTCTAATGCAGTAATGGCTTCAGAACTTGAGGCAATAAGTATTCATATACCAGATGGTGACTACATTGTAGGTAAACAGAGTTTTGTAGCAGGACAAGGATTTTCTTTCGAGCATGTTTTGAGCATTGGATTTTCTCAGATGACTAATAAAACTATTCTGCTCAAATCAGATGGCGCCAAGATCAGGCTTAAAGATGGGTTGTACTTTGGGGTTTTTGATAAAATCACAAAAAAACCTTTTCAAACTACAATGCCTTTCTATCCTGGTACTCCCTCATGGGCTGCTGACGGAGATAAGGTTACATGTGCTGGCACTGGCTACATCATAAATTTTGAAAATATTAAAAGTTTAGTTTTTTCAGGAAAAATTGATATTGACGGTAATCAGGCAAATCAAATCATCGGCGGGCAGTACGGCGATTCAGGATGGCAACTCATGGCCTATGGTTTTCGTGTTGCAAATATTAAGCAGTTATCTTTAGAAAATATTTATACCCATGATCACCTACTCGATGGCTTTTATATTGCGGGCTATAACTCATTAACTGAACCAGACAAAGTACTTTCAGATGTGTATGGGTCAGTTCGAAATGTGGTTTCTTATCACAATTCAAGACAGGGCTGCAGCTTTTGCGGTGGGCAAAATATATCATTCTATGATTGTTCATTCAGCGATACAGCAACAGCTGATATGAAAGTACGGTCTATGCCAATGTCTGGTCTTGATATTGAAGCTGAAGTTTCACCAATTCGTAACGCTCGCTTTTATAATCTAAAAAGCTTTAATAACGCAGCAACTCAGGTTGTAGCAGATAGTGGAAATACTAAGAATGTTCATTTTTACTCAAGTCGCTTTTTAAGCCCAAAAGTCAGTGTTACGGCATGGGTACGTAAGCCGCAATTCAAATTCTTTAACTGCTATTTTAATGGTTATATGGAGGGGCAGTACGGAACTAATATTGAAGAAGATAGAACATTGTATCAGGGATGTACATTCACAGATGACCCAAGCGAAAATGCGAATGTTGAGGCAACAACATATTTAATTAATGCCCATGGAGCCAACCCAAAGTTCGAGGACTGTAAATTTAATATTTATAAATCAGGGTGGCTATATGATTACGGATATTCTGGATCTATTGATCGTTTAACAGTTAAGAATAGCGAGTTCAATATTTACACTGAATCAGCTTGGGCTGCAATGAATGGTGTATATGAAAACATTGTAATTAATGATTTACGTGCAGACCCTACGAAGACTATTTACCCTACACTAGATGGCGGTAGATACAACAATGTTGTTGTTAAATCTCCGACAGGGGTAAGTGGAATAGCTCTTTACGGTTCAACAAGCTTGGCTAACAATCGAAATGCGGTCTTTATACGAAGCAGTAATCCATATGATGTTCTTGAAATTACACCGTTTGAACTCAAAGGGTTTCACGTGGCAGGTAATCAGGGAGTCTCAAGTCTAGTTAAAGTTGGCTATTCACCATTTCTTAATCTCATGAATATTCAATACAACACTGGTGACATTATTCACTGCACGATGCCGAGTTCAGGTATTGATAAATGGATATGTATAACAAGTGGAATTGGTACAGAGTCTATCTGGAAAAAAGTTCCATTAACTCTTCAAAACATTTAATAAAGTTTCCAGTAAAAATGGACAAAATTAAAATTACTATAGATAAAACTATTAATTAATTTTGTAAAAACCATTTTCACAGACCAAGAAACTTAAACTTTTGATTTAGTCATGCAAGCCTGTTTGTTGAATTAAAACCTCAATAAACAGGCTTTTTTATGGCTATAGATCAATACCACCACGGAATCCGTGTCCTTGAACTCAATGATGGGATCCGGCCAATCCGAACCATTGCAACTGCAATTCCGGGCTTTGTTGCAACTGCAGATGATGCAGACCCATTGGTTTTCCCAGAAAACCAAGCAGTTCTAATTACAAATATACAAGCTGCTGTAGCTAAAGCCGGTAAAAACGGAACTTTAGCAAAAGTACTTCAAAATATGGCCAACCAGACCAACGCTATTTGTGTCGTGGTCCGTGTACCCACTGCAGTTGATGAAGCAGCTCAAACTGCAAATGTCGTAGGTACCGTAACTGCTGAAGGTAAATATACCGGCCTTAAAGCTTTACTTGTTGCCAAATCAAAATTAGGCGTTCAACCGCGTATTTTAGGTGCACCAGGGCTTGATACTCAGCCAGTTACAACTGAATTAGTTGTTATTGCTAAAAAGTTGCGTGCTATGGCTTATGCGTATGCATGGGGCTGTAAAACCAAAGAAGAGGTTGTGGCGTATCGTGAAGCGTTTGCTGCACGTGAACTCATGATCATTTGGCCGAACTTTGTAGCATTTAATACGACAACTGCTCAAACAGAAACAGTGCCAGCTGTAGCTGTTGCTATGGGTTTACGCGCAAAAATTGATAATGAAATCGGCTGGCATAAAACTCTTTCAAACGTAGCAGTATCTGGTGTTACCGGTATTGATGCTGATGTGACTTGGGATCTGCAAGATCCAGCAACTGATGCTGGCTATCTCAACAGCAATGAAGTCACCACTTTAATTCAGCATGAAGGTTTTCGTTTTTGGGGATCCCGTACTTGTTCGGATGATCCATTATTCCTATTTGAAAACTATACACGTACTGCTCAAGTCTTGGCTGACAGCATGGCTGAAGCACACATGTGGGCAAATGATTTACCTCTTCATGGTTCATTGGTCACGGACATTCTTGAAGGTCAAAAGGCCAAGCTACGTGAACTCACACGTAATAAATACCTCATTGGTGGTGACGCCTGGTTCGATCCTGAAGCAAATACTCCAGACACGTTAAAGGTTGGGAAATTGGCCACTGATTACGATTATACCCCTGTCCCACCGTTAGAAGATCTGACATTCAGACAACGTATCACTGATCGTTATCTCGCTAACTTTGCTGCATCTGTAAACGCTTAAGGAGCATAACGCATGGCTTTACCTCCAAAATTAAAAAATATGAACTTCTTTAATGAAGGGAATAGCTACTTGGGCAAAGTTAAAACTGTAACTTTACCCAAGTTAGCCCGTAAAACTGAAGACTACCGTGGCGGTGGTATGAACGGGACCGTAAAAGTCGATTTAGGCATGTCCGATGATGGCTTAGTACTTGAGTCTACTTATGGTGGTCTAGATCTTTTGACACTCCGTCAATTTGGTATGGAAAAAATTGACGGTGTTTATCTCCGCTTTGCTGGTGCATACCAGCGCGATGATGATGGCGAATATGATGCCGTTGAAGTGGTTGTTAAAGGCCGTCATGAAGAAATTGATGGTGGTGAATCTACACCTGGTGAAGACACAGAACATAAAGTTGTGACGAACTGTGTTTACTACAAGCTGACGGTGAATGGTGTTGTTGAAGTCGAAATTGACATTCTTGGCATGAAAGAAAATATCGGTGGCGTAGATCGTCTTGAAAAACAACGCAACATCTTAGGCATTTTATAAGTTTCCTTCCCTTCTGTAGTCCAGTACTGCAGAAGGTTTTTTTATTTAACTTTTAGGATATTTCCACATGAATCAAATTGATCAGGCGATTAACCAGGAACAAATCAAAAACCCAAATGAAGAAGTGGTGACTTTAGAAGAACCAATCCGTATGGGTGAACAAATGATTACTCAGGTCACCATTCGTAAACCAGGTGTAAAGGCATTAAGTGGTACCAGTCTCCAGGCTATTTACCAACATGACGTAGATGCACTTTGTAAAGTCCTTCCACGTGTTACGTCCCCAGCACTGACACCTCAGCAGATCTACCAAATGGACCCTGTAGATTTTGCCAATTTAGGAGGGCATTTGGTCACTTTTTTGTACCCGAAAGCCTTACAGAAGGAAATCAAGGCTCAGACAGCTTAGAGCTGGTCGATGATGTAGATGAGGCAATAGCTAATATTGCCGTCATCTTTCACTGGCCACCAAGTACCTACGATGACATGGATATTGTTGAATTGAGCAAATGGCATCGTAGAGCACTCATAAGAAATCAAACTAACTAATTAGAGTCCACCAATGGCAGATTTAAAATTAGAAGTCCTATTTAATGCAGTTGATAAATTATCTGGCCCTATAAAAACAATCGTTGGTGGCTCTAAAACCTTATCAGATGCCTTTAAAAAGACTTCATCTGAACTGAAGGCACTAGAAGCCCAGCAACGCAAAATTTCAGGCTTCAGACAGCTTAAAGAACAATCTGAAAAAACTACACAGGCCATTGAACAGAATAAGGAAACACTTAAACAGCTCAAAACAGCCATGAATATTGGTGCCCCTACTGAGCAGATGGTTAAGGATTTAGCACGTGCTGAAGCTGCACAAAAACGCCTTAAAGCAGCTCAAAAAAACCAAGGCTCTGAAATGACAGCTTTGGTCCGTGAACTTAACCAGGCTGGGATTAGTGTTGACAACCTGGCTGATGATGAATCTGAGCTGAAGAATAAAATCCATCTCACTACGATGGAAATTAATAAACAAAAGGAATCTTTAGAACGTCACCAGAAAGCCCAAAAGCAGTATGAGCAAATGCAAGGACGTATGGCTAAAGCTTCAGATCTGGCCAAGAAAGGTCTAATGGTCGCTGGTGCTGGAGCAGCTGCGATGGCTATTCCAGTACATCTGGCTATTGACTATGAATCTGCAATGGCTGACGTGAAAAAGGTTGTCAATTTTGAAACCCCACAACAGTTCAAAATCATGGGTGATGACATTATCCGGTTATCAACCAAACTTCCAATGGCTGCCAAGGATATTGCAGCTATTGTTGCAGCTGGGGGCCAATCTGGAATTGCAAAAAATGAGCTGCTAGGTTTTGCTGAATCCGCGGTAAAAATGGGCGTTGCTTTTGACATTTCTGCTCAAGAGTCTGGTCAAGCAATGGCTGAATTGCGTACAGCTTTTAAAATGTCTCAAACAGAAGTCGTCTCACTTGCTGACAAAATTAACTATCTGGGCAACAACACTCCAGCTGCAGCAAAAGGCATCATGGATATTGTTCAACGTATTGGCCCTCTTGGGGAAGTTGGTGGTTTTGCTTCTGGATCTATTGCAGCACTTGGTGCCACTATTCGGGGAATGGGTGTTGCAGAAGAAATTGCAGCAACCGGCATTAAGAATATGATGCTTGCTTTAGTTGCTGGAGAGTCTGCCACTAAAGGTCAAAGAGCTGCTTATAAAGATCTAGGCTTAGATGCTGGCCAAGTTGCTAAAGACATGCAAACTGATGCTGAAGCTACAACGTTGAAAGTAATAAAAGCAATTTCAAAATTAGATAAATATAAACAGGCTGCAACCTTAAAAGAATTATTTGGATCTGAATCTTTAGGCTCTATTGCACCCTTACTTACTAACATGGAGGCATTAGAAAAAAACCTATCAATGGTAGGAGATAAATCTAAATATGCTGGTTCAATGCAAGCCGAATATGCCGCACGTGCAGCAACTACCGCTAATAATATTCAGTTAGCCAAGAACCAAGTGGCGGGCTTGGCGATCAATATTGGTAATGTACTTTTACCACCAATTAATACCATGCTTGGCAAATTCACCTCTGTGATGGCAGTTGTTCAAGATTGGGCATCACGCAACCCTGCCTTAGCCTCAAGTCTGGTAAAAATTGCAGTAGGTGGGATAGCTATCATTGGGGTTATAAGCGCTTTATCACTTGGAGTTTTAGCCCTAATTGGTCCACTGGCTATGCTCAAAATGACCTTTTCCACATTAGGTATCGGGTTTAGTGCTTTAGGAGCCATTTTCTCTCCAGCCGGTTTAATAATCCTAGGCGTTATTGCAGCTGTGGCTGGAGCTGCCTATCTCATTTATAAAAATTGGGAACCTATCAAAGGATTCTTTGTGGGTATTTGGAATACTGTAAAAAGTGCCTTCAATGGTGGTATCACGGGAGTATCAGCATTAATTATTAACTGGTCACCTATTGGTCTTTTCTATGCAGGATTTGCAAAGGTTTTGTCCTGGTTCGGAATTGATTTACCAGCAAAGTTCACAGGCTTTGGCGCAATGATTCTTACCGGGTTAAAAAACGGGATTATGTCAAAAATTGGTGAAGTAAAAGCAGCTCTATCCGGAGCAGTCACAGGCGTCATTGATAAAGCCAGGAATATCCTAGGTATCCACTCCCCTTCACGTGTGTTTATGGGTATTGGTGATTACACGATGCAGGGCATGGCATTAGGTATTTCACAGAATCATAACTTACCCGTTAAAGCGACACAGCAAGCAACACAGAATGTAATAGGTACTGGTACCACAGCAAAGGTTACACCTGTAACACCGATCCGAGCACAACGCGGTGGCAGCTACATTAGTAATGACACCATACAAATCACAATTAAGGCAGAGCACGGTCAACCCGTTCGTGAAACTGCACGTGCGTTACGGGCTGAAATGGTACGCCTTCAACAAGAAGAGCGTGACGCTAGACGTCGTTTTCTAACAGACACAGAGTAAAAAAATATGATGATGGCTTTAGGGTTGTTCGTATTTTCATTGCGAACAGCTGCATATCAAGAACTACAACGTGTTACCAACTGGCGACATCCTAGTAATAGCCGGGTAGGTTCTACCCCGGCTTATCAGTTCACAGGAAAAGGGGAAGATACCATTACCCTGAAGGGAGAAATCTACCATGAACTGACCAATAACCGAGTTGTACTAGATCAGGTCCGTCGCATGGCGGATACAGGCATGGCTTATACCTTAATCGAAGGTACCGGCAAGATTTATGGCTTAGTTATTATTGAAAATATGGAAGAGACGAAAACATATTTCTTTAAAGATGGTGCAGCACGTAAAACAGAATTTACCCTGACACTAAAAATTGTAAAGGAATGGAAACCTACTTTAATTGGAACGCTTCTAGGTATGGCTGGTGGCGTAGCAAATAGGTTGATATAAATGTTTAATCAAGTCACCAATATGCTAAATGACGCAGCTGAGTCATATCAGGCTGAAACTGAATATCCTTTCCCAATTTATCGCCTAGAAGTAGATGGTAATGACATCTCCCCTCTCGTTGTCGACCGGTTAATTTCACTCAATATTAAAGACAATCGCGGCCTTGTTGTAGATTCTGTCGATATAGAGCTTGATGATTCCGATGGGCAATTAGAAATTCCACCTGAAGGCGCAATTATCCAAGTTTGGATTGGCTGGTCAAATACGGGCTTGGTCGACAAGGGGAAATATAAAGTTGAATCCGTTACTCATCGCGGTGCACCGGATGTTTTAATTATTTCTGCTTTCAGTAATGATGTGTCTGAGGGCTTAAAACAAAAGCGTGAACGTAGCTTTAGTAATAAAACAATTCAGGTGATTTTTGAAACCGTTGGTACTGAATATGCGCTTAAAACAATTGTGCATGACACACTGGCCAACCGAGTAATTTCATACATTGCTCAGAACGAAAGTGATGCCAATCTGATTACCCGGATTGCAGACGAACATGATGCTATTGCTACCGTAAAAAATGGCCATTTAATTTTACTGCCCCGCGGTGCCAGTCAAACTGTATCCGGATTACCCCTTCCAATCGCCCAAATTTTTAGATCTGATGGTGATGGCCACAATTACACGACTGGTACTGGCACTGACCGAATTACAGGCGTTAAAGCGTTCTATTACGATGCTGGTAAATCTAAAAAGTTATATGTGGTGATTGGTGACAATGAAGAAAATTTAAAAGAGATCCGTTACGTCCACCGCGACAAAAAAACAGCTGAATTAGCGGCACAAGCTGAATTCAACCGTTGCAAACGTGCGTCTCAGAAATTGTCATATACCTTTGCCTTTGGCCAACCCAACCTTATCCCGGAACAAGAGTTTGTATTCACCGGTTTAAAACCACAAATTGATGACATTGTATGGCTTGGTACAAACGTAACCCACAATTTAACAGATAGTGGTTTTACAACGAATGTTGAACTGGAGGCGCAACTACCAAATGCAGATGATGTCTCAGCTCTTTTTGAGCCTGATAAAGAGGGGGATAAAGAATTAAAAAAACAAAATAAAAAAAGGGCTGGTCGGAACTATGCTGACTACACCGGAGTAATCGTTTTTTATCGTGAGAATGGTAAAGATCTCAAACTTACTTCTGGAGATCAGAGTAATCCTTTAAAGCTCATCAAAATATATAAAACTAAAAAGACAGCGACCATTGCTTTAAAGAGGGAACAAGCCCGAATAGATAAAGCTAAGAAGGGCAAATAAAAAAAATCCTTGCTTGGGGGAAAGCAAGGACTAAAAACAATAATCAATTTTCGATACAAAATATTATAAATCACTATTTATAGTAATTTTGTTATAAAATCGTAAATAATTAACCAATAGGTAACGAAATGGCACGACCTCGTTCACGTTATAAATGCCCTCACTGCGGTGAACCCTTTTCAATCCGTTCAAGTACTGAACTTAATCCATTACTCCGTTCATTTCAGGGACAGTGTCAAAACTTAGAATGTGGCTTTACCGCTCAAGGATTTTTTGAATTAAAGATCCAGCTTTCCCCTCCAGCCCATCCTAATCCTGAAATTAATCTACCTACTCCAGACCGTACTTGGAAAATGGAGCACGCATGACAGATAAAATCGATATAGCCCAAGAACTACAACTTAAACAGGTTCAAATTCAACCTAAAGACTTTAGCCGCCCTTCTCTTAGCGAATGTGAAGAATGCGGAAATGATATTCCTGTTGAACGTCAGCGCTATGGTTCTGTAACCCTTTGTGTTGAGTGTAAAAATACACAAGAAAAACTTTCAAAAAGGTACTTTTAAATGACAAATTTCCAAATCTTTTTCATCGTTATTCTTGTTTTAGCCCTCATTATTTTTTGGATGATCTTGGATTATCAATTTACTCGATACATCCGTGAAATGAAGGCTTTTTATAAGGAAGAATATCTCCAGAACAAAAGCCAACTCAAGTTAAATCAACAAATCCATACGGGAGTAATAAATGCAGCTATACCCGATCTTAATCGGAATGATCATGGGCATTATTTTAAGTAGTTCCATGTTCTTATATCTTGTCGCATAACGCCAAGCCCCTTTAATGGGGCTTAAGTATATGTATTAAATGCTTTGAAAGAAAAGAATCAATGTATAAGCAGCTAAAGCGATACAAACAATAATGGATATATAGATATAAGAAGAAATTTTATCAAATCTTTTATCAACATCACTTTTAATAATTATTATTTGATCCTTTTCACCCTCGAACTTAAGGGCTAATTCATCAAAAATATCAGTATATTCTTCTTTCATCTGAATAAGTGTACTACGCTGACTCCATATATTAAGAATCATAATAAACACCATTGATAAAACTGTTATTAAAACAAAAAAGTTTTTAGTAAAAAAGAAATTACTGACATCCTTAATAGGTACTATTTGAGCCGTTGCAAACCAAATACCTGCTGGTATTGCAAACATTTTCGTAGCAACCGAATCAAAGGTATCATTTAAATTTTTTATATATTCTGTTTTCTTTTCATTATATTCTTTTCTGACTTTATCAAAAGTATAGTCTTCAACATAACTCTGATAGCTGTGGTTAATATGGGTAATTAAAGGATTAATATTTCTTATTAAATAGCTAAATCTGCTTTCCTCATTTTGATCTTTAATGAATGAAGTAACTTCTTTACATATCAAGTTGATAATTGCAACTCTATGCATGTCCTCTCTTTTAAATTTTTCTAAACTTTTTACATCAATTTCATAATTTAAATCTTCTTCACAAGCTTTTATTTTAAACTTATAACTACGATTATAAAAAATACTATCCTTATCACTATTTGACTCTTCAGATAAATACTTTAAAAAAGAACATAGCTCACCTAAAGCAAGATAATTTTTGAATTTAATATCATTTGAACTAATATCAAAATAATTTTTATCCGAAGTTAAGAAAATATTTTTTATAGGATTCTTTATATTTTTATCATATTGAAGAATCGTATTCCAATCTTCGCAAATAATAAAATCATCACTCAAATTAATATTATTTTTATTTAATCTAACTTCAAAAATATATTTACAATTAAAGTGTTTTTCATTAATTTTATCTAAAACAATGCCTGATCCCATTTGGAGACCATCAACTTTCACGTTTAAGCTACCATCTGCTAACGAAAATGAATTTAAAGTCTTTAGATGGTCTAGTAATGAGGCATCAAGTTGCATCCAACTCACAAAATAGTCGTGACTATCTTGTCTGTCGGTCATCGACAGAAAAATATCACGATAAATTTGTACTGGATTAATTGTCATAACTATTCATCTTGCTCGCTTTCTGCTGAAGCAGCTCTAAGCTCTGCTATTAAATTATCAGACAGCAACGAGCTGTCGATCTTAAGTATATCATCTTCAAATTTGATTTGATTGTGTAATAGATTTCTTGCAAATGTAATGGAAAGGTTTTTACGAGTACTGCTGAACTTTTTAAACCCTTTTAACTCAGTAGTACTAATTTGCAAAATACCTGAAAGATTATGCCCTTCACTTGCATACTCAAAAAATTCTTCACTCTTATCAGGAAAAACTCGCTTCGATATATTCTCGAGAACAATATCATCCCCTTTATCCAGACATTCATTTATATATGCGTATGCACTTGATAGGCATTCATCTACAACTTCTTGGGGAAGTAACAGTTTTTTAGATGCAAAGGTTTCAATCGCATCTCTTAGTTTTTTGGTTTCTTCTGTAGCAGCCTGTTTATCGACTTCACATCCAATAAATTTTTGGAAATAGTCTGTCACATTATCTGATTGACCATTTTTAAAACGGATATACCTATCAGATATTTCAGCACACCACTCTGTAATATTGATTGTTGCACCTAAATGTAACTTCTCTAAATCAAGGATTTCTTTCGCAATAAAATCGAGATTAATATCAACATCTGTCGCAGTTGATCTATTAATTACAGCAACAGCCAACTTTGTATGTTCATCACCTTTAAATTCAAAAAATACTAGAAAACCTCCTGAAATATTTTTATTAGCTTCTAAATATTTTTGGAAATATCCAGCAAGCTTTCCTGTCATTGCAACAAAATCAAGACAATTTTCACCGTCATAAAACTCATCAAGATTCTGTTCAAAAGCAGGTTTTTTATCTGTATCATCCTTAATGGAAAACTGACCAACCATTAAACTAGACTTGGAAAAAAGCTTTAATAAGCCAGCAGATAATTCAGGGTTTAAAGTTGTTAAATCATTTTCTTTATCTTTAATTTGAACAATCAGTTTATCTGTAACTTTTTTATCAACTTTTACACGTCGAATTTCATGAACAATAATATGTTGTATAGACATCCCACCCCACCCTTATTTAGAAAATTCTTATGAAAGTAAAATTGCTTACATAGTATCCAAGATACTATTGATAATCTATATTTTTATTAATTTTTAAGACTTTATACCGATACATGATAAAACTGTGTATCAAATAAACAATGCACATGTTGGACATTATAGAGTTTAATTTTTATGAATCTTAATCATACAAAGGCTAGAAATACACTTAATATCTGAGATCAAATGCCCGTTAACACTGTATTCGGTATGTTCCCCTTGTAAATCAACTTTATATATAAAGTAACCAACTTCATCCCCAAGCGCTGCCATACCCAAACGCACAGCCTTATCTAAACTCGCTTTATCATGTTGGTGCCAAGCAATTAAAATATAATTTTCACTAAATTCCAGTTGTGTCTGAATACCATCAAATTGATAAATTTTCTTAACGGCATCTCGGCTGTCAGTACTATCAATCATTTTTACAGTTTGGAGATCTGCTGCTTTAATAATATTTTCAGCACTCCCTACACCAACTTTAGAAACATTTGGCAAGGTTATTTCAGGTTCATTTGAACATCCAGCTATACCACACATAAGAATTAAGCTGAATAATAGAGTTTTTTTCATTTAAATTTTATCTTCAATAAACACAGTGTTATACACCCAAATACCATTAGGTAATTCATCAATAGGTTTGGCAATTTTTACCAAAAACTCAATATAAAATTGTTCCCAACTCTTCATTTCTTATTCCACACATAATTTTTATAAAGTATTGACGCCTCAATAGTAACTAAGTTAACCTAATTTCACCATAGCAAAATCTATGGTCAGGCGTGAGAACCTGAATTTACAAACAGGCGCAAAAAGTCCGCTATGGACTATTTTTTTGTGTAAAATTCGGCTGTGCCTTTTATGGCAGGCTGGATAGGGATTATCGCATAAGCGATTTTGCCATTTCCTGTTTGGATGGTTTCTCACCCCTATTCAGTCTGTCACCATTACCGTGAGAAGTAATGGTGTCAGGTTTAAAACTTGACAAACAGGAACCAGCAAAATGAAATCATTTACTGCTACGCATTCGCACACTCAAAATTCCGTTTTAGAACATACCCCTATTTATGACTTGGCTGCTTATCAACAACGCCAACGTCAATCCAAACGTCAAAAATTACTAAAGAACCTTTCCGACACAGCCATATTTGTCAGTGTTGCTGGCTTCACTTTCTCAATGCTGTTTTGGGGAGTCTAAGCCATGGTTAAAAAATTTGTGCGCCTCTCGTGCACCTCTTGTGCGCCTTTGGTTTTACCTCAAGCTCTGTATCATTTCTCTCAATCTAACAATTTGGGAGTACGACCATGAATACACTGATCCAACTCGACGATGCGGTATTTATCCAAGATCAACAGGTCAAGACGGATAGTCTCAAAGTTGCAGAGATTTTTGGAAAGCAGCATAAGGACGTTTTACGCAAAATAGAAAGTCTCGATTGTTCACCTGAATTTACGTCAGCGCATTTTTGCGCTCACGTACAAACCATTCAGGCTGGGGCTGTTCAGCGCGATTCTAAATATTATGAAATGACCAAAGACGGTTTTATTTTCTTGGTCATGGGCTTTACTGGAGCTGCTGCAGCCAAAATCAAAGAAGCCTATATCAACACCTTTAATCAGATGGCAGCTGTCCTTTATAACAATGATGCTAACCATCAACAGATCCATGAAGGTGCTGTAGTCCAGCTAAAATCTGGCGGTCCCCTTTACACCATTAGTAAAATCTTTTATGACCAAAATGGTTATATGCAAAATGCTGAAGTCATGTGGCATAACAAGGCCAATCTCTGCAGAGAAATATTGCCCATTAACTGTTTAACGCTTGAATCCAAGAACCTTATTCAAAACAAAACACTAGAAGATTTCTGGGCATCATTGCACAATTTTGGAGTTGGTAAACTCAACCACAGCCGAAATCAAAATATTCTGGCACTTAATCTCATTCAAATTTACCAATGTATTGAAGGGCTACCACCTAAAAACCAATTGTCAGCAATCCTGATGCATAGCAGCAATCCCTTCCCCATTTACATGCAGCACAATCATGCAGTCAGTAGTGCTATTACCAATAAAACAGTGAAATGCTGGATATTTAGTACCAAACAACAGCAGATTCCACTGCTAGGGTAACGCTAAGTTTTTGGATAAATTAACTTTATTTCATCAGTGAAGCGACATTAGATGTCGCTGACCCACTATATTTTAAAACCGAAATTTATCAAAATAGACCCATGATCAACAGATAGGGGGAGAAATGCACTCAACACTCGAAATAAATAGCCACAAAAAAATGACGGCTGAAGATATATTGGAAGAAATTGAATATCCACTAGATAATCTTGAAAACTTTCTACTTGCAATGACAAAAATGAAAGTTGATGACACCTTAAAAGAAAAAGAATTTTCGGCAATCATCAATATGATTCATCACCAAGTGGTCCATATAAACCGCGCTGTACACACCAAATGATTAAAAAACCCGGCTTAGGCCGGGTTTTAGTTATCTTATATTATTTATTTAAATTGATTGGCATAAGTTTCAACTATAGAAACCAAGCCAGGGCGCATTTCTTCACGTGTTTGACGATACAGTTGAATGAGCTTTGATTCAGTCTCTTCTAGGTCACTGCTATTCAATTCAACTCTTCCCCAAAGAATATAAGGAATATTAAAGCCATGGTCCTCGAGCAGATCCAATTGATCTGTATCTAAGGCTGCATTGTGCTTTTCATAACGTACAATTGAGTTCTTTTTTACGTTCAGAATATCAGCAAGATCTTCCTGATTAATAAGCCCTAAGCGCTTCCGCTCTTCACGAAGTCGACTACCGCGGGTCGACAAATCATCATTTTTCATACTTTTTCCCAGAAAAGCACTTGATTATCACCATAAATAGTACTAAATTATAGTTACTGTATAGCCAAGTAACTATAAATGGTGATTTTCGCATGAACAAGTCAATTGATCAAACTAAGCAACACACAGAAACCACTATGGTCCGTTGGACAAAAGATCAACTTGAGACCATTCGTAATGAAGCCTTTCAACAAAGAAAAGCTCCCGCTGTGTTCATCCGTGAATTTTTATTGGAAAACCATCCTGCATTTAAACCAAAAAAAACGGATGAGCGATTGTAATCAAAGTCAATTTTGTATGCATGAAAAGCTACAAAGACAAACAAAATATTCACAATCTCAAACAGTTATCAATTTTCAATCGTGTGGTGTTAAATGTCAGATATATCAAGACGCATAGATGACCGTCTTAACCAAATCTTCAAATTCAAAAGAGTTGGAGAATGGTACAGACAAGGCATCTGCCCACAGTGCAGCAAGAAAGAATGCTATACCCATGCGATTAAGCCTCGTGTGGTGAAATGTAGCCGTTTAAATAACTGTGGTTATGAAGAGCACGTCAAAGATATTTGTGAAGACTTATTCAAAGATTGGTCTAAAGAGTTTCCTAAAACTGAAGTAAACCCTCATGCTGCTGCCGATGCTTATTTACGTCATGGCCGTGGCTTTGATATTGCCCCTTTAAAAGGTTCATATACACAAGATACCTTCAGCAACGAACTAAAATATCCTGGTCTTTATACTGGTACTGTCCGTTTCAAATTAGCTGAAGGAATTTATTGGGAACGTTTTATCGACCGTCCAGAACGTTTTGGACGACAAAAAGCGAACTTTATTGGCAAATACGAAGGATTATCTTGGTCTACATTAAATCTGGATGATCTTTGCAATGCCTCTTCCTTCTGGATTACTGAAGGCATTTTTAACGCCATTGCATTAATCCAATCTGGCCAACCAGCTATTGCCACCATGTCTACTGGTAATTACCCATCTGTATTACTTAAACAGATTGCAGACCGTTGCCATGAACTAAAGAAAGACAAGCCACGTCTGATCTGGGCATTCGACAATGACAAAGCTGGCAAGGATGCAATTAAAAAATTTCACCTACGTGCACTTCAGGAAAAATGGGCTTCTTCAGCTGCTCTACCACCTCACCAGGTCAAAGGTAAAAACCTTGATTGGAATGACCTATTTATGCACGACTTACTACACAGTGAAGAACGTGCCAAATATCGTCATTACGGTGAACTACTGATTGCAGAAACGGCTGAACAAGCTGGCTTACTGATCTACAACTTCAAAGAAGGCCGAACCAAAACTTTTTTCTTTAATCACAATTTCCGTCTGTACTGGTTCAACCTGGATTACGACAAATACGCTAAGCGTATGAATCAGATTGAAGAAGATCCAAGTTTTGATGCACTACTCGATCAACAGAAGCGTGAGCAAGCTTTACGTGACTGTGCAGCTGTCACTGAGATCTGTAACGCTCAAATTGATCCCCTTTATTTTGAACGTAATGAGGTTACAGGCGAAGCCTGGTATTACTTCAACGTACAAAGCCAATGGGCAGAAAAGAAAACTCAATTTACCCCAAGCCAAATCGGTAGCCGTAGCAAATTCAAAGATGCAACTATGGAAGTCATGGCTGGAGCAATGTGGACCGGTACTGACCAACAGCTTGAATTTTTTATGAAACGTAAAACGGAACGTTTAAAAGAAGTTAAAACGACTGATTACATAGGCTATTCAAGTGAATATGAAACTTACATCTTCCCAAAACATGCTGTGCATAAAGGGCAAGTTATCCCCATTAATGAACATGATTACTTCAAAATTAAACGTCTTGAACTCAAGAGTTTAGCGAAGTCCCCTGTCATTACATTAAACCCGAAAAAAGAATTTAAACCGTTTTGGTGGAAAGACTTTTACCGGGTACGTGGTAGTAAAGGGCTAATTGCCCTCGCATGGTGGACCGGTACATATTTTGCCGAGCAAATTCGCTCTATACATAGTTCATACCCTTTCATTGAAATTATTGGCCAAGCTGGTGCCGGTAAATCGCGTTTGATTGAGTTTTTATGGAAATTAAGCGGTCGTAAAAAGTACGAAGGCTTTGATGCAAATAAATCAACAAACGTGGCGATTTATCGTAACTTTGCCCAAATCTCCAACCTTCCAGTTGTTTTGATTGAAGGTGACCGTAACGATGCACAAGGCAATAGCGTCAAACAAGCAAAGTTTAGTTGGGACGAACTCAAAGATGCTTTTAACGGTCGAGCAATTCGCTCGAAGGGCCTAAAAACCGCTGGTAATGAAACATATGAACCACCTTTCCGTGGTGCCATCATGATTTCGCAAAACAGTGCAATTGCAGCCTCTGAAGCAATTTTGACTCGTACTCTCCACTTGTCTTTCGACCGCAAAGGACAATCACTAGAAACTAAACGCATCGTGGATGCTTTGGACCGTATAGAGCTGGAAGAAGCATGTACTTACATGACCCATTGCCTACGTAAAGAAAATGAGATCCTTACTACTTACCAGGAACGTCTAAAAAGCCTTGAAGATCAATATCACGGTGTAGGTATTACACATACACGTATTGCCCTTTGCCATGCCCAAATTGCAGCACTGATTGAAGCTATAGCTGAACACGTACTGAATGGTTATCTCGACTATGAAGAAGTAGCTCTAGCCCAAGAAATGCTAATGGAAATGGCTAAACAGCGCGTGGACCAACTCAACGGTGACTGCCAGGAAGTTGAACAGTTCTGGGAAGCATTTGAATACCTGCAAAGTGGTCGATCTGCACCATTTAGTCTTAATCATCATGACAACGATGCTCAGACTATCGCCATCAATTTAAATGAAGTCTACAAAGTTGCTGCCCAACAGTACCAGAAACTTCCCGAAATTACGTTGATGAAAAACTTATTGAAGACATCACAAAAGTTCAAATTTATTGAATCTAATCGAGCTGTTAGCTCAAGCCGTTATCCAACTGATGCTGCTAAAAATCTGAATGCTGACAATGAAATGTCGGACAGACGTAGAACAGTGAAATGTTGGATTTTTTCAAATCCAAACTATGGAGCACCACAAGCATGAAATCAAAAGTGTGGGATGACTTAGATCTTAATGCACTGCCATTTATTGATAGTGAAATCGAACCAGAGAACTTCAAGGCCCAATACCTTTGTACTTGGGATCCTGGCCATGATGTTACCAATCAACTCAAAGATGACCAACGAAATATTGATGAGGCTATTAACCAAGTTCAAGCCTGTATTTGTTCTTTGGAATACAGCGCAACAAGAACTGCAAGAAAGGAGGCAAAAGAAGTACTTCGAATAATTCGGGCAAATTTAAATTGGGAAAAATACGATGAACTAAAAAATAAGGTCATCAAATTACAAAGCCTACTTTTTAAAGCTGGCTGACATTCAAAAGGAAAATTATGAAATTTAAATCAAAAGACAAAGTGGTTTATGAAGCAGATTACATCCCTAACAACCAAGTGATGACCATCACTCGTGGGACTCATAAGTCACATGGGGGGATAAATCAAGTCCGATTGTTATTAAAAGGTGGTGAAGGCTTGGCGCTATCAAGTGATTTACGTCTAGCAACTGAGGAAGAAATAACAGCTGGCCACCGCATCAAAAACTAATTTTTAAGCACACATACAAAAGCGGCAACTTCTGTATGTGTCACACAATCACAAGAGAGAGCAATTATGCAAAACGATTCTAACGTAGAAAACACACAAGCGGAAATTACTGTTTCCTTCCCTTTTGCTTTGGCAGAAGAAATGTTTAATAACAATGTGGAATTTCATACGATTCTACATGTTCCAACGTTAGCTGTAGGTCAAACAGTTCCTGAAGCTTTTGAAGAGTTTTTAGGAGATATGGATTCTAAAAATGCAGAAGATTTGGTTGAAAAATATCCTCAGCTTAAAGAGTTTATAGATAACGTAAATCAATATTCAGACCGTGAATGGAATGAAGAACATGCCACTCATCTGATCCGTCATCATCCAAATTTTGAATTTTTAATAAGTATTCATATTGCTATACCGTTTAATTTCAAGTTTAACGATGAAGGAAGATACCTTTCTAATTCACTAGGAGGGCGGTACCGTTGCCAATGGATTTTTGCAACCTCAATGAAAGATGCAGCAGATCAAGCAATTAAGTTATCCGAAATGATACATGCAGAAGAAGAACAAAAAGCTCGTATAGAGCAAGGATTGGGGTGGTAATCATGTCTACTAAAAAATATCAGGTACGGATTCGAAAAGAATTATCAAATAGCCCAATTCAACAGAAAGCAGCTTCATTGCTTGGGGCTTGTGCTGTTTCTGAAATCACAACTTTGATTGGAAAGTTCGTAAATCTTAAAGACGCATTTGAGAAAATGGCAAGTGTCAAAAGATTAGAAGAATACGAAATTATCTCAATCATTCTGATTGATACAGATAACAGCGAGCAGCTTGGCGAGGATTTTGATTGGGAGCAAGAATCATGCGCGGAATAAACAAAGTGATCCTGGTTGGAATGCTTGGCGCTAATCCAATTCCTAAACAGTTTCAAAACGGTGGCTCCTATGCTCAGTTTTCAATTGCCACTTCAGAAAAATACCAGGACAAACGCACTGGTGACTGGATTGAAAACACAGAGTGGCATCGTATTGTTGCCCACAACCGACTAGGTGAAATTGCCTGCCAATTTCTTAAAAAAGGTTCAAAAGTTTATATCGAAGGGTCATTACATACACGGAAATGGACTGACCAAAACAATCAAGACCGTTACGTAACTGAAGTTAGAGCCATTACTTTTCAATCGCTCGATAGCTTGCCACAAGCAAACCCGGTTTAAGGAATAATTATGACAGCTCTAATTTTTGATACTGAAACTCATAAATTACATGGTGACATTATTGAAGCTGCAGCAATAGAAGTGGTTTTTCCCCAAATCTCAGCAGATATTCTAATCATTCCAACCATGTTTGATTTCACAAAACGTTATAAACCAAGTGAACCTATTTCACTTGGTGCGATGGCCGTCCATCATATTGTTGATGAAGATCTTGCAAAGTGTCCATCATTCAAAACATTTAAATGGCCAAAAGAAAATATCCAATACTTGATTGGTCATAATATTGATTATGACATCGAGGCAGTAAAAAGAGCTGGTGCAGATATAACTGGCATAAAACCTATTTGTACTTTAGCTATGGCTCGCTACCTTTGGCCAACATTGGAAGCACACAACTTAACAGCACTGGCCTATTACATAAGCCGTGACCGTAAATCGACTAGACGTGGACTGAAAAATGCACATTCTGCATTGAATGATTGCAAAACAACTTACGCACTTTTACACACTATTGTTCAGGAAAAAAACATTAAAAGTTTTCAAGAACTGTACCTCTTTTCAGAGAAGGCCAGAATCCCTACCCATATTTTCTATGGGAAGTACAAAGGTTCAGCTATTGCAGATCTTGATATGCATGCCCTCACGTTTTTAGCTCGAAAATCAGAGGATCAATACCTTTTAAAAGCAATCGACTATGAACTATTCCAACGTTCAAATTCCGATTTTACAAATGATTTGCCATGGTAGGAATGAATATGGAACTTGTACAACCTGATCATCCAATTGCACATGAAGCTTATAAAACAGTAAAAGCTATGTCTTGCGAATATATTAATATCGTGGCACAGGCTTATCAAAAATCTCAAACTGAAGTTGGCTATTTCATTAGTGGAATTTACCCGGGAACACCAGAAAAAAGCTTTAACCGTCAGGAATGGATAACAACGTTTGAAAAATTACAAGGAGCCAATGTATGACCGTAAGTGTAGACTCGCTTATCGAAAAAATGCTTCTGAAATTAATGAAGCAAATCGAAGCAAAGCCAATTATCCCAATTGAATGTCAACTTTGGGATGAACAGGACATAGCAAATTACTTCAAATATTCACTGGATTACACTAAACGTCATATTATCAGCAATGATAATTTTCCACCGAGTCGGGAGCTGCCAACCTCTGCCACTGGTGATCGTACAGTCTCACGCTGGAAGGCTACTGATGTCATAAGTTTTGGTATGGCATTTGATAAAACCAATATAAAATATAGCTGATAAAAAGCCACCGTAAGGTGGCTTTTCTTATGCTAACAATCGACTTAAACCGGATGACTGGTTTAATTCGTCCAGGATCTCATCATTTGTGGGGTTATAGTATGTCAAAGCCTGTTTAGGATCTTTCCAACCAAAGATTTTGCATAAAGTAAGTGCATTTTTAATACGTCTGGCCATAAGTGAAGCTGCCTCATGTCGTGAATCATGAAAGGTTAGATCTGAATTTTCTAATCCAGCTTGTTTACGTGCCTTTCTAAATAATGCATCACGTGACGAATCAGAAACAGTAAAAACTTTTGGACTCGCCTTTCGGTCAATTTTTAAAGCTAATGTCCACAGCTGAAGCGCAAAATCATCTAACGGTACCTTTCTAGCAGTACCATTCTTTGTTTTATCTAATTGAACATAGCGTTTAGACAAAAAGACGTGCTCAGGCAAGCGATTTACGATTTCTCCGGATCTCATCCCCGTGGCCATAGCAATAAGCCAAATCAATCCAACCTCTTGCATTTTAGTAGTTGGTACTGTTCCAGGTTTATATTTTAGAGCCGCCAGCATGCGCTGAAGCTCTTCAACTTCTGTACGTCTTTCACGATGCGGAGGTTTTTTAGGTTTTCGGAGGTTTTCAACAGGATTAAATTCAATCCATCCTTTATCCTTTCGGCACCAGTTAAAGAATGAAGACAAAGTAGAATAATCACGCAAAATAGTTGAAGGCTTGAGTGGCTTAATTGTTCTTTTACTAACTGTATCTTCCCACTGCTTTAAAAATTCCCCTTTATAACAACTAAGTGGCCAATCAGTATTTGGCAAATTGTCCTGGTAATAGCGGATCCGTTGCATTTCTTTTTTTGCAGTAGCTTTAAATCTGGAAACTTCATCTGAGTAACGGCCAAGAGCCTCACGCATAGTAATAACAATTTTACTATTAAGAGCTTTTTGAGTTGAGTCATTTAAAATGAGATTTCGTTCTGTCTCCTTGGCCCAACGGATTGCTAATTCTTTTTTTTCTAAAGTTTTAGTAACACGCACACCATTTAAAACAACATCTGCTTTCCATTTCTTATTAGGACGTTGATAAATCGACGTACTCATGTAAATAAAATCTCCTTAATCATTCTCAAGTTTCCGACCGGGTGGAAAACGGGTGGAAACATATACCAAAAAAACCCGCGAAATACCGTAAAAAAACATAAACGCCAGAAACGACAAAGCCCCAAGCCTTTGATATATAAGGCTTGGGGCTTTGGAGAATCTAATAGATTCTGAATCTGGTCCCGAGGGTCGGACTCGAACCGACACGTCATCTCTGACAGCGGATTTTGAGTCCGCCGCGTCTACCAATTTCACCACC